AGATATCATGTCTCACTCCTTTAATTAAATTAATATCTATTATTATAATCTCATACTATTGAAATAAAGTCAACAGTTATTTTAACCATCTTATCTGTAACTCTATCATATCAGCATAATGCTCTAAGTATGAATTAGGTCCTGCTGTCTTGTCTCTCATCCAACCGACAATTGTCTCTAGTTGTTCAACAGCAAGATCTCTATTAGTTTTAACTTTTTTAAGTTCTTCTTCTGGTAAAGTAATTCCAAGTTTTTCTAAGCTCATTATTTGACCTCCTTGATAGAAGGTCTTTTACCTAATTTCTTCTCGATATCTTCGAGATCAAAAACTGAAAACGGAATAGGTTTCAATTCAACCTTACCAGTTTCTTCGTTAGTTTCTTTTTTATATCTATACAAAGTAGCAGCCTTAGTAAGACCTTTCATAGTAGAACCAGAAACACCTTCTAGGTACTTGATAGCTTGTTTAAAAGTAACGAAATAGCAAGATTCGTCAAAACCTTCAGAACCTAGGATGTCCCAGTTCTTACCAGTATATGTTTGTTTTGTAATGTAATTTATCATAATCACTCCTTATTTTAAAATTAATATCTCTCTATTATACTATTATCTCACAATATCTTTATAAAGTCAACAGGGAAACTAAAAAAAAGTTCCCTGTAAAATCAACTAGTTATAGTTACTCCAAAATTCATTCCACATCCAACTAACATGACTATATAGTGTACTAGCAGTTATAGAAGAATTATATTCGTTTAGTTTAACATCTTGAGTTATATAACAAACACTATTATATTCTTCTAAAAATCTTGTAATAAGACCTCTCCACTCTTCAACATGCTCACATTCACCAATTGATTGCTCAGCAAAATGCAAAAAGTTTTCATAGTCTGCATTATAGATACCCATTTCGTTATCCACCTTCTTAGGTGGCTTTGCGTATGGGTTTTTTGGATCAATTTTCATCATATTCTCACTCCTTATAAAAAATTAATATCTCTCTTATTATAGTCTCATATTATCGAAATAAAGTCAACAGCTATTTGAAATTTTTCTTAATATTTCATAACAAAGTTTAGCTACAACAAAATCGTATGCTTCTATACCTTTTATTGGTGCAAACTCAACTACATCTACTGCAACTATTTCATTATATTTAACTATACTATCCAATAAATGCATAGTTTCATTCCACATATATCCACCAGGTTCTGGTGTTCCTGTAGCTGGCATAAGTGATACATCAAACGCATCTACATCAAATGTAAGATACAGCTTCTTATTTTCTGGTATAGTATGTCTGAATATTCTATGTGAATTCTTTTTGATATATTGTTCTTCTTCTTTACTAGTATTTCTTATACCAAATCTATATAAATTAGTCTTATGATTAAGCTCTAAACATCTTCTCATAGCACATGCATGGCTGTTTTTGGATCCATCATAAGTATCTCTTAAATCACTATGTGCATCAAACTGTATTATATCAACATTATCATTAGCCCAAGGTTTGAAAGCTGCAGGTGTTAAACTGTGATCTCCACCTATAGTCATAATAAATTTACCAGCTTCTTTACCTAATTTAATCATTTGAGTTAACTCAGGTAAGCCAGTATTGTAGGCTTGTCCTATCAAGCTCATAAATGTATGTATTTTTAAATTATCGGGATATGGATGAAGTTCTACTTGTTGACTAGCTTTGATGATAGATCTTGGACCGTTTCTTGTTCCACGACCATATGATACACCACCTTCTTTAGGATATGGTATTATGAGAGTATTGCACTCATCATACTTATATTTTTTAACTCCTAAAAAGTTCATGCAGCTTCCTCCTCTTCCTATTTTCTATGTCAGTATTATGATATGCATAATTTGCTATAATAGGAAGAGTGCTTGTAGCTTCTCCATAAACCATTTGAGTATTACTATTATCAACCTTTCCCCATGAAGTTGCTTCATCTAATGTAGAACTCGAACAAGCTCCGTCTCTAACATCTGCAACTGTAAGTTGTATTGCATATTCATGCATTGGTACTCTATGACCAATAGCTTCTGCTGCTACAACTGTATCTTGAGCAAAGTTTTTAGGTACACCACCACCTACCATAAACAAACCTGTAGTTTGAGATTCAACTTTCAAATAAGTTAACTCTCTTAAATCCTTGATGCTATCTATAACAACACATCCATCTGGATTATCTGTTTGATGCATCAGTAAACCAATTCCAGCTGCACTATCGTTTAATGCAGGACAAAATATTGGTACATCTTCTTTATAACATTCTTGAACTAAACTATTACTTGTTCTCGTATGCCATCCTAATAAATTTAAAAACTCTCTTGAACTTTGTATTTTCCATGAACAATTTCTATCTGCAAAGTCTTTAATAAAATTATCAACTTGTTTTAAGTCATCTTCAGAAATATATGTATCATATATTCTATCAACATAGTTCTCTCTTAAAATATTATCATCTGCTTTGCTAGAGCCTATATAATGTCTATTACCTAATCCTTCAAATAAATCCATATCTATGATAGATGCACCTGTAGCTACTATAACATCTACCATATTGAATCTTACTAAATCTCTATATAATTTTAAACATCCAGCAGCTTGAGTTGATCCAGCTATTGTAAGTATAATTGTAAGGTCTTCGTCTAATAACATATGCTTGTATAATTCACAAGCGTTATAAATTTCTCTAGATGTAAATGAAGTTTGATGCATTTCATTTACCATTTTGGTAACATCATACTTAGTTATATCAATATGCTCAACTGTCTTTTTTAACGAATGGTCTATCAATCAACTGTTCCTTTTTACTATAAAAATTATGTTTCTTTAATACTTCTAAAACTTTATCTACACTATACTTCTTACAACTATAAATGTCAAGCTGAAAATGACCATTATCCCAAGTATGTAATATTATATGACTTGTTGTTATAGCTGTCATCATAGTATAACCTTCGTTTCCTTCATCATCACATCTTGAAGTATAAGGACCACTCAATATTTTCATATCAAGTTCTTTTATGAGATCATCATTCATATCATTTAGTCTTGGCCAAGGCCAACACATTTTATTGATCTCGTCAAAATGTCCTGTAATAATTAAATGTTTATGTAGAAGATGCATCCTTCATCAGTCCTTCTAATAAAAGACCCCACTCTTTAGCTCTAAAATCCCAGCTATAGAAATTATCAAAATAATTTTTTTGTACATCTAATTGGTTTGATATATTATTTTCTTGTTTCATTAAT